ATAAATACCACACGGCGGTACTAATTAGTTCCTTTATAGTATTTATTTTATATTTTATTAATATCTCTATTGTAGAACTGTAAAGTATAGTGTATAATACTACTATGGAGTATTTAAATAGTAACTATATAGAGTCTTACATAAATCTTAAAGGCTTGTTGTCAGAACAAGTTAATGAACAATGTAATACTGACTTTCTTTCTTTTGTCAGATTGATGGCACCCTCAATTGTGTCTGGCTTTGAGATGGGTAATCATATAAAAGTTATCTCTGATAAGCTGCAACAGGTGCAGGATGGAAAAATAAAAAGACTGATGGTCTTTCTTCCACCACGTTCCAGTAAATCTGTCATATGTTCCAAGTTGTTTCCTGCATGGTACATAGGCAGGAACCCTGAACATGAAGTATTGACGATATCTCATAGTGATCAACTGGCAAGTGACTTTGGTAGATCAGTCAGGGACTTGGTAAACACTGATGAGTTCTCTAAGATATTCAAAGGCGTTGGATTGAGAAGTGATGTCAGGGCTGCTGGTAAGTGGAAGACAAATCATAATGGTACATACTATGCTGCCGGTGTCAGATCACAGATTGCTGGTCGTGGCGCTCATGTAGCAATCCTTGATGATGCTATGTCGGAAGAAGATGCGATCTCCAGTGCCGGAAGAAGGTTCATCAAAGAGTGGTATCCTGCGGGACTCAGAACACGTATCATGCCTGATGGTGCTATTGTAATAATAAATACAAGGTATCACTATGATGATCTCTGTGGATGGCTACTGAAGCAACAGGAGAATATGTCTGACTACGAAACTATACCGTGGGAGGTGGTAAGGATACCTGCATGGGTAGACGAAGAATCATCAAAATTACTTAACCTTCCTATAGGTGGCAGTTACTTCCCTGAGTGGAAATCTGACAGAATACTCAGGATGGATGAGAGTGAGATCAAGGCAAGTAATGGTAGCCGGTACTGGAACGCTCTGTATATGCAAGACCCCACACCTGAAGAGGGTGGTATAATAAAAAAACGCTGGATCAAGGAGTGGGAAGACGAAGAACCGCCCAGTTGTGATTTTGTTGTTCAGACATTTGATACGGCATTCTCCACATCTAATACTGCTGACTACAGTGTTATCCAGACATGGGGTATCTTCCACATGCATAATCAAAACGATGATGGTTATGAAGACTTTGCTTCGCACCTGATACTGTTAGGTAACATCAAGGGACGTTTTGAGTACCCTGAACTTAGAAGACTTGCTCAGAAACTTTACAACAACCATAAGCCAGACGTGTGTATGGTTGAAAAGAAAGCATCAGGTCAGTCTCTTATTCAGGATATGCGTAGGAGTGGTCTGCCTGTAATGGAATATCTACCTGACAGGGATAAGGTATCCAGAGTTTATGCAGCAACCCCTATCATGGAAGCGGGTAGGCTATGGATACCCAAGGGTAAGAAGTGGGCAGATGACCTCATAGAAGAACTTATACGGTTTCCCAATGCAGCTCATGATGATCAGGTAGATGCCCTGACAATGGCAGTACACTACATGAAAGACTCATGGCATCTTACACATCCTGACGATCCTGAATACGATGATGAACCCAGAGAGAAAGTAGCTACTTACTGGAATGTATGATTTGGGAAACTTAAAAAAGTATGCTATAATAATAGGATGACTAAAGGGGAATACTATGGCAGGATTAACTTCCTTACCACGAAAAAAAAATATTAAGGGACAACCCCACAAACTCGCCTATGTTACTGAGGCTGAAGGTGATCTCCTAAAATCTATGGGCGGCGCTGGTAAACCTGTGAAAGGAACCAAGGGTGTTCCTGCATACTTTGATGCTGGTGAAGGTATGGATGGTTACGGTGGTGCAGATTCAGCAAGCGGTTCTGGAGGTGCAAGCGACACTAGTACAGATATGGACGTTGATGCTACTTACGACGGAAAAACTGATTTTGATGATGATTTTGGTATGGGCGTTGACCTAGGAAGTGCTATTGGTGGTGCTTACGGTTTTGCAGGTACAGATGAAGGACAGCCTACAAATATGGCAGGTCTTGTAGATCAAGCTAATCGTGAAGGTTTTTCTCTTAGTGACGTTGCAGGTCTAGATGCCGCCGAAGCAAGAGATGCTATAAATGCAGCAATGTCAGAGCTTGGTTATAATAAAGCTGTTGATCTAGGATTTGTTAACCTTATAGATAGAGCTGAAGATGATTTTGATCTTAGTGTTGCACGTGGCGTTGAAGATAAGTATGGTCTTGAACGAGGACAAGTAAGTCCTGCTACTGTAGGAGGTTTTTCCTATACTGGTCCAAACTCAACAGCAGCGGGTCTAAATGAAATGGGTACTTCTGCTAAAGATTTAGCAATATCTTATTTTAATGCAATTCAAAGTCTGCCTAGTCTTACGGGTATTATTGGTGGTCTTATTGGACTTGATATGCCAGGAACAAATCTTGGACAAGGTTTGAGGTCGGCTCTAGGTTATAACCCGACCAGTGAACTAGGTAAAGATATAGCTGGTCTGGTAGATTCCTTAGGATTACCCTCAATGCCCGGCAGTCTTGATGAAGCAGCTTTGTCTGGAGTACAGGCCGCAGCCGAAGCGGCAACTGGTCTTGATTTAAGTGCATCAGCAATGGCTGAAGGTTTTTTTGATTCTGCATTTGGTACAGAAGAAGAATCAGTTGATGATGTAGACTCTAGGGATTCAGGAACAGGAAAGGGAAATGATCTAGGATCACCTTCTACTAGTGTTGCTGACATTAGTTCTCAGACTGGAAACCCAGAAGAAAGTATAGATATAGACTTAGGCGGTGATGAGTTGATTCCACAGTTAACTCCTACAGTTCAAACAGCATCAATAGCCGCTCCTGAATTAACTGTAACACCCTTTAAAAGACCAGAACAAAAACAAGCATCGTCCACAAATATAGAATCAATACTCGAACAAATATACGGAAGAAAAACTGCTTCAGAATTATTGAATAGGAATATAGCATAATGGCAACAGAACGTAACCCTTTTGATACAATATCAAAACAAGAAACAAATATTATACCGCTTGTAGCTGAAGAAGATAGTGGTGCAACTTTTGAACTTGATGATGATGGAGGAGTTACTGTAGATTTTTCTGAGGTTGTTGAGATGAAGGCTTCTGAAGATATTGCCGAATGGTATGGCAATATGGTTGACGATATGGATGAAGATGATCTTGCAGATATTGCAGAAACTGTATTAGAAAATTTTGAAGCTGACAAAGACTCCCGTGCTGAGTGGGAGTCAATGTTTGAACGTGGCTTTGATCTGCTAGGTCTGAAGCTGGAGCAGGGTACAGAACCTTTTGAGGGTGCATGTACTGCTGTACATCCCTTGTTGATTGAGTCTGCTGTCAAGTTCCAATCCAAAGCATCAGGAGAATTATTCCCATCCAGCGGTCCTGTCAAGGCACAGATATTTGGCAAGTCCACAACTGAAAAAGAACTACAGGCTAACCGTGTACAGAACTTTATGAACTATCAAGTAACGGAGCAGATGCCCGAATACTTTGATGAGTTTGAAAGAATGTTGTTTCACCTCCCCTTGATTGGTTCTGCATTTAAAAAGTTGTACTATGATGCAACTGTTAAGCGTCCCAAGTCTGAGTTTATCCCTATTGATCAGTTTTATATTTCTTACTATGCAACTGATCTTTCAAATGCAGATCGTTACACACATGTAATATATCGTAGTCCTGTTGAACTGCAAAGAGATATGAAAGCTGGTGTCTATTCAGATGTTGAGCTTACTTCTCCTTCTGCATATCCCAGCACATCTTTCAGTGAAAAGATGGATACAATTATTGGTCTGTCTCCTACATCAGATCACGATCCTCAATATGTTCTTCTGGAACAACACTGTTATCTGGAGATTGAAGATGAAGAACAAGCCTGTCCGTATATTGTAACTATAGATCAACAGTCGAGACAGGTACTAAGTGTTCGTAGGAACTATAAGCAAGATGACCCGAACAAAGAAAAAATTAATCACTTTGTGCATTATAGGTTTGTTCCCGGCTTTGGTTTCTATGGTCTTGGTCTTATACACTTCCTTGGTAATTTGACTATGAGTGCTACTGCGGCAATGCGTTCGCTGATAGATGCAGGGCAGTTTGCAAA